AGCAAAGCAGGTTCAGCAGTTCCATTTGGAGTTAACCTGTATCCTTGAAACCTTTCATTTCCATTCAAATTAAGATCCCAATAGTCAGGTTTTAAAATCACATAACTATGGATTAAATCATTCATTCTATTTATACCTTGAGAATATCTTGGATTTCCGAGTTGTTCTGAGTTTGGGGTTTGTTCGTCTTGTCTGTTTCTTTCGTTTCCCACCCACAAAGTTTTCTTCAGAAGAGCCATAGGGAAGAGGGCCAAATTTCAGCGCATTGACTTGCTCTTCCTTTCTTGTTTGATCCTCTCCATACAACCAATCTTGAACTCCTTTTATAATATTCTGAGATGTATATTTAGAGTCTAGACCAGACAGTTTTGAAAAGACAATCTGCTGTATGTTCTTAGGAATTTCTGGAGGTAAATATCCTGTTTTACTCACAACTGTTAAAGGAAGAGCGATTTCGAGTTTCTTATACAATTCATCTGGAAGAAACAAGAGATCATGTATATTATATACACTTTTGTTGCCTGATTCCATCTCTCTCACAAGAAATTCTGAATTGTCAGGATCATGGAGAGTATCCACAACTTCCCCAATTTTAAATTCAGACGCTTTCCCTAAGACTTGACTACCATACTTACGAGGCTCAGAATCACGCCGTAGGACTACCTTGAACGTTGTTAACCAAGAAGGGTCAATCAACTCAAAATGCCTATAGAGAGGAAAATAAAAAGACGTTTGAACATCAGCATAGTAATAAGGGTCATTCTCTGGGGAAAACGCTTTGATTTCTCGAACATAGCCTATACGAGGAGTTAATCTTCGTATCTTGTTCCCTGATGGGTCTTTTTTGAAGGTGTGATCCATAAAAGGCATGCGAAGAGTAGCAGGCGAGTAACTTCCATGAGGATTGATATAAACTCCGTCAATCTCTTTCCCCCAAAACTGGGGTTTTAGTATCACAAACTTGCCCTCAAGGTTTTTCACGAACTCGGTATACTCTTTCGGAAACGTCTTTGCCGCCTCCATTCTACTTACACCTTGAGAATATCGTGGACGTCCATCATGAGGAATCGTGACTTCGGTGTCAAACTCTTGTAAGTTCCATCCTTGATTGTAATCAGAGAGTTCAGACACTCCTTGTTCTGTTCATAAATCTTGCTTCTCAAGCTGCGGAAGAACGGAGACTGCTTGTCTTTCATCACTCGACTCATGCGGAGAAGACAATCCACATACTCATCAACAAGAGGCTTTCTCTCGTCTAGACGTGAGTGCTTCTCAATCTGGGTGAAGAGCGTGTGGAAGGTTGCCATGAGAGACTCAGGGGTGAGCACTTCCAGGAGAGTCAGTTCCGCAATAAACTGACTGTAGCCTTGACGATACTTTTTCTCTGCCACTTTCTTTTCAAAGGCAGCCATGCCCTCTGCCTCTACATTTACATCGGCTTCCTCGAAGATTTCCATGTAGTTGGTATACAAACGATTCATTTCATCAAAGATCACGGAATGCTTGCAGCCAATCTCTGAGAGGAGCTTGGCATAGAGAGCACAGTAAATCTGCTCTGAAGCAGCCTTCTTGAAGACCATGAGCATGAAGTCCTTGACAAACTCGGCCACCTGCCCTTCTTCCGCCTGAATGCTTCCGTCCTCCTCTGTCACAACAGATTCTTGCCCCAGAATCTGAAAGAGGAAATCGCGAATGTCAGAGTAGGTTGTCGGCCCAAACTTGTTGAGCTTCAACCGAATAATCCGATTGAGAATCTTCTCTTCCAGAGCCTCTGATGTATTTCGAAAGCGACTCTGATACCGTCCGAGTGGAGGACCTGTGTAAACAGGTGTCTTCGGAGAGTTTGCGCCTCCTCCAAGGGGGGTTAGATTTGCGCCGGTAAGAGAACCAGTTGAAGAACTTGTCCTCATACTGCTCTTTGAGTTTCTCCAACGCGAATCCATTCCACCTCCCGAGGATCCAGCTCCTCCTGCTGCTCCACGCCGCCAATCACCACCATTTCTCGCTGAAGAAAGAGTTCTTGCATCAAGAATCCCACGAAGGTTTTGAATCCTCGTGAGGACATCTGCAGAAGAAGTGGCTGGGATCTGGCTCCTGGCAGCCAAGATAGAATTCACAATTGTGACAGAGGGGGATTCTGCCGACATCGCTATATTTGATCGCATAGTTTTTTCCATTGCTTACAACCGCAGAAACGCAAAAGTTGCGTTCAAATTTTATTCCTGATCCATGCTTTCTCAGTAGATGGAGATTGAAACAGTCATTCGGGAGAGTCAAGCAGAAACTCTTGTAGGACCTCTTGGCTTTCAAACGGAGACGGGAAAACAGCAATTCTCAAAACAACTCCGATTTTTTACAGCCAATCAAGAGGCTCTACAACGTCGTCAAGATGCGATCACCTATCTTCGAAAGACTCTCACTCCCGAAACGAAAGAGATGCTAGAGGCGAGTTTTCAGGAAGCCAACGAGTTGGAATCGAACCTTGGACTCTTTTTTCAAAAATCCGATGTGGAAAAGAATTCCTACGAACAACTCACTTTCTCTGCCTGGGCCTGGGCCCATGTCCTCAACACGTTTCCATTTGTTCTCCTTCTTCTTTCCTATTTCAAACTCTATGTTGTTCCTTTCTTCGCGATTCTCACCCCTGTTTTTTTACTCTTCATGCCTTATGTGATTCTTGTCTATGTTTACAACCTACCTATTACCATTCCGCAATACCAAGACCTCATGCTTGGAATGATTGGAGTTCAAGCCCAATCAGGGTGGACACCCAAAAATCTTATGCAACTAGGACTCACAGGGTTTTCAGTGATTCAGAGTATGGTTCAGCCTGTTCAAAATGCTCTTCATTTACAAACTGTGGACAAAGACCTCGTGGCGAAAGGTGCTGCTGTCGAAAGATTCGCTGTTGTTTTGCAACGAATCAGCACAAAGATATCATTGAAAAATCCGTTGGAGGATATTGCCGAACGAGCCATGCTCTCGTCTGATGTTCATCGATCCTTCGCAGAAACATGGGATCTGCCCTTCCGTTTACAGTATGCTCTCCGTTTGTTAGGAGATGCGGAAGTGACTTACAGGGTTGCCATATCGTCTATGAAACCTGTAAGATTTCAAGCAGAAGGACTGTCGTTTGAACGTGCGTTTGACCCATTGTTACAGGAAAGTATTCCTTTTACTGTAACCTTCAGTTCACAGCAAGGAAGTCATTCCTTATTAACAGGTCCCAATAAAGGTGGAAAATCTTCGTTTTTGCGAGGAGTGTTGTTGAATGTTGTGTTGGCACAAACTGTTGGATATTCGTTTGGATCCTGTAAACTCAAACCATTTGATTGGATTGCGACAGGTCTCAAGTTAGAAGATCGGCCTGGAAAGAGTTCCATGTTTGAAAGAGAGGTAGAGTTTGCTGTTGCCATTCTCCAACGAGCCAAACAGGCTCCAACTCAAACCGGCCTTGTTCTCTTTGATGAATTGTTTCACAGCACAAATCCCCCTGATGGAACACGAACAGCCAAGACCTTTTTGGAACAACTGTGGAGACAATCGAATCTTTACAGTATGATTAGCACACACGTGTTTTCTTTAGTGAAAGAAGCACCTCCTGAAATCCACAGATATTGCGTCCCTGCAATCCTGAAAGACAATGGTGATCTTCATTTTACGTATACTCTCCAAAAAGGCATCTGTGAAGTGAGTAGTGTGGATATGATTTTGGAAACCAAAGGACTTCTACGTGGTAGGTAAAGACACCACTTTACCGCGGAAAGTTAGACTCCGGAAAACCCTCTGTAGAAGGAGGAAATGAACGGCTTGAGTGACACCTTGACCATTGGTTTAGTTCTTGCGCTTGTCTTTGGTGCGCTGTTTTTCTATCTTTACAGCCGCATCGGTCAGGTGGAGAAGCGTGTGAGTCTTACGGAAAACATCCTTCTCGATCTCAAGATGGCCACTGAAAATACCATGATGGCAATGGCTTCTGTGCCGCACTCTCACATGGATCACAGTGATAGCATGCCTGAACGTGTGGAGGCTGTGGGCGCCCCGGAGCCGGTTGAGAAGGACGAAGTTGAGCAGATTCCTGATGAGGATTTCTACAAGCAGGTTCTTCAGGAGGGGACAAAGGAGGAGGACACTACGGTTCCTTCCAAAATGGAGCCCAACTATGAATCAATGACCTTGAAGGAGTTGAAGGCGGAAGCCAAGAGACAGGGTATTGCGATCCCGAATGCGGCTCACAAGAAGGATGTCATTGATGCTTTGAAGCGTCAGACGCGGTCGGTGAGTGTCTTGGAGGCCGTTCCTGGAACCGACGGTGTTTTGGAGGAAGGATTTCCTGTAGAAGTTGGCCAGTAAGTTTCTAGGAAATAGATTCCTGGAGCCAATCAGAGAGTGGACATGGATTCCCAGTTTTTTCGCATTCCCACACAACCCAACTACTATTTTGGAATCAGCCCCTATGAAGCTGAGAGAACAGCCTACAAAACAGCCGTCAGCCAGAAGAATACCTTCCCTTCTCCTGACTCGCGATTCCCAGGTTGGGCCGCCCCGATGGAGGACGGTAGACTCGCGACCGATTACAGACCCCACTGCAATGAAAATGTGCCTGCTGGTGTTCAGTTCCCTGTGAAGGAATGGATCACAAAAAATGCCGAGGAGATCATTCGGTTGTCCAGAACCAGACAGGCTCTGATGGCAGGGGCTCAGTATGGAGATGATCCTTCTGTTGTGCCTCCTCCTGAATCTATTGTCAAGTGTGACAAGGTGGACTGTGCGTTCTTCCCTACCCAGGCTGCGAATGGCATTGGCACGGAACGAGTGTATGACAAGGCTCCTGAACTCTTTGGAACCTTTGATCTTCCCAGACAAAAGGCTCCCAGAGCCAACATTGCTCTGAACAAGGTCTTTGAGAATGGTCGCAACTCACCTCGGGGCAGATCCTTTGCGCCCATGGGAAACAAGCCTGTCGGTCAGACAGAGCATTTGTATTAATCTAAACAAACTCTGTCTTTCATTCTAGAATGCCTGTAAAGACTGTCCTAGCCTTTGATATTGGTATCCGCAATCTTGCGTTTTGTTTACAACGGAAGAATACGGATCTTTCCTCGAATCCTGTTCAGATTCTCAAATGGGATAACTATGATTTGCTTGCGGGTCAGAGCGCAGCTACAGCAAAACAATCAGTTGAACACTGTTGCTCTTGTTCAGCGAAGGCAACCTATGAATCAAGAGGCCGCAACTACTGTGTTCGCCATTGTCCTCTCGATAGACCTGCCATTCGTGATCTCTCAGGAAATCTCTTGAAGAAACTTCCAGCCGCCAAAGGACTCAAGGAGTTTTTACAGGCGAAAGGTGTTGTAAATCCTCCCAAATCCAAAGGAGATTTACTCAAAAAGATTTCGGAGCTGTATTCCATTCCGATTTTGAAAGTCAAAGTCAAGAAAGCTGTGGAGACAGAACTGACAGTTCTTCACGATGGAATCCGTCGATTTGTTCTTCAAAACAAAGAGAGTTTTTTACAGGCCAATGAGATTTTGTTAGAGAACCAGCCTGTCTTGAAGAATCCTACGATGAAGTCTGTTCAGATCCTTTTGTTTGCCACTCTTCGAGATGTCTTACAGCCACCCGCAGACACAACTGCAAAACCCTGTCCTTCCCTCCGACTTGTGCATGCAAAGATGAAGGTGGCTGGAAAGAAAGGTGACGAAGGATACAAGGAGAGAAAGGAGGGAGGAGAAGCCAAAGTCATGGACCTTTTGCAGGTTCCGCATGTCTCCGATCCCTTGCAGTGGAGACTCCATTTGGGTCAATACACAAAGAAAAACGATTTAACGGACGCTTTTTTGATGTGTTGGGACTCTCTGCTTCGGTAAAGAGAGGCAGTGTGTGCGGTAAATAAGAGTCTAAAAAGTCCTTCTGAATCCGAAGAAAGATGGCGACTCTCCGCGAAATGGAAAGCGTGGCTTTGTCAATGGGGAATGACATCGGCCTAAGTAACGACCTCGGTAATGTTATAGATATCACGGATAACTCCGATGCTTTAGGATTGAATATGTTGGCCAATCAAGCAAAGATCTCATTTGGTGGGCCTCCCTCCGCGCCGTCTCAAACGGTGAATGTTCCTGCACCCCCGCCTGCTCTTGGCGGGATTGAAATTACAAATCTAGAACCCTTGGAACCCATTACATTGAATATGGACAATACGATTGGTGGAATGAATGATGCTCCTGTGGAGATTAAGTTTACTCGTGAAGCTGCCCCTCTTTACTCCAATCAACAGACTGCGACTGGACCTTCTGTTAGCTTGACACCTGTCCAACAGAGCAGAAACCCTGAACAAGAAAAGAAAGACAAGATTGAATATTTGAACAAGCTCCAGCGCTTGGAGCAAAAGGGATTCCCGGTGGCCCGCAAGTTCACGATGGATAACTCCTTGGATGAGATCAAGGGCGAATATGATCGCTTAGTTGATGCTCGCAACTTGGAGGGCTCTCTTCGTTTCCAGCGCCAAGCCCTCATGGGTGTTGTCACAGGTCTGGAGTGGATGAACAATCGCTTTGATCCCTTTGATCTCAACCTGAATGGGTGGTCAGAGTCTGTTCATGAGAATGTGGAGGACTTCGATGAGATCTTTGAGGAGCTCTATGACAAGTATAAGGATCGTGGCAAGATGCCCCCTGAGGCGCGACTCCTCTTTTCTTTGGCTGGCTCTGGATTCATGGTCCACGTCAGCAATACCTTCATGAAGCAGCGCATGCCTTCTGCCGATGATTTGTTGAGAAAGAACCCTGAACTCGCTCGTCAGTTTGCGCAGGCCGCGGCGAACCAGGCAGGCGCTGGATTTGGCAACTTCATGGGTATGGCGATGGGAGCCACATCAGGAGGACCCATACCCCAGACCCAAGGTCCTGCGGGCCCTCAAGGCTTAGATCCCATGAGCCCCACGGGTGCCTTCTTTGCCTCTCCTCAACAACAAATGCCGAATGCTCCTCAGGTAGTGGCTGCTGTCGAGGGTCCTAGACAGACAGCTCGCAAGGAGATGAAGGGTCCTTCTGGAGTTGATGACATCTTGAAGACCTTCGAGGAAGTGCGGAGGGCTGAAGTGATGGGCGGAATGGACGGTGGTATGGCAGGCGTGCCTATGATGTCCCCTCCTAGCATGAACAACATGGTTCCTCCTGCCATGAATCAGCCTGCTGTGACGGCTGCGATGGAGATGGAGTCTGTTGTGAGCGGCGATTTCCAGTCCCAGGCTGAATCAACGCGCACGGGAGGTGGTAGACGTCGTAGAAAGGCTGCGATCAGCGGAAATACCCTTTCTCTGAATGTATAGACATGAAGTAATGAAGTTCGCTAGAGCTCTAGAAAATACAGCAACAATTGGCTTACTTATCCTTATCATCGCTTTGTCAAGCTATGTTACGGATGAGCTTGGAATCTGGTTTTATGAAAAACAACTGAATGAAAACAAAGTCTTTGATTTGATTCACGAGTTTACTCCCGATTTTCATGAATACGGCGGAATTGTGAATTTGATTCCGTTGCTTTTCTTGGGAACCTTTTTGTTCACCAAAGGAAATCTCATTTGGGAGTTTGCGGAGAAGTTTTTGATTCTGATTTTTTTGCGATCGATCACGATCTTTTTCACAATTTTGCCCAAACACGAAAACTGTTCCAAACGATTTCAATGGTCCACCTGTTTGGTTGGACAATGTTATGACAAAATCTTCAGTGGACACACCGCTCTTACAGTCCTAGCTGCATTGCTTCTCAACCGGGGAGGATATATACCGACCTGGTTGGGGATTTTGTTTGTGGGAGTCGAAACTCTCTTTATTTTATTGACACGATCCCATTACTCTGTGGATGTCTTGTTTGCGATGGTCATTACATATTTAGTCTACGACAAGAAGACGCTATTGCTCCACTAAAGAGACAACTTGCTGAGATTCAGACTGTATACTTTTTCCAGACTCGGTTCCTCTTCCTCTTCTTTCTTTCCGTCCTGTTTGGGAGGACCATAGACTCTCTGATATTTCTCATTCAAGCGTCGGAAGATCTCTGTTTCTTCTGGAGTCATACCTTGTGCTGGAACTTGTGATTCTGCGGGCTTTTTCACAGGTCCCCACAAATACAAATCACTGTTTTCATTGAACAAGAACGACAAGAAAAGTAAAACAAAAATGGTCATGATCAATGCCACAAAGACGTTGCGTGTTGCCACAAACAACACTGTAAAAATCAGAGCTCGACGAACCCAAGGATTTACAAAGATCTTTTCTTGTTCTTTGCTGATTTCCATGCCAATAAAACGACCACCCAAGTTGAGCAAGAGCATCATCAAACCAATAAAATAAGGATTGGTATTGAGAGCGAGAAAGACTTGCTCAATAGGGTTAATGACCATAGGGGCCATTGTAGGAACACTCATTGCCATCGGAGCCGGGGGAAGACTCATCTATTCTTTCTCGACAGGAAAAGGAACCCATGGGGTGGACAACTTTTCCAAATCTTCCATGTAAAAGAACACCACAAACGCTAGCATAACACCGACTCGGGGACACCAATAGGTCGCGAGAATCACAGCAAGAACAAGCACAGCTCTCCAAAGAGGGAACCTGTAAAGTTTCACCAACTCCTTGGGATAGGGGGATTCCAACACAGAACCTTCATACAGCAACCATATAAAAAGGACTGCTGTAACTATAATTCTTGCTGTAGCATCTACAACTCCGTCTGGCTCTAACCCCATTCAGAACTCTACCGCAAGCGAGCATTTTTATTTTTGACACTTCGTTTAATCACGAGTCACAGTATTGCTCTGAACACTCCCTGAGTTTTTCTCTGTAAGATCCTGAACTGCTGATGTATCTACCATGGAATCTTCGATCAACAAGGGATTCTCACCCAACACTTGCTCTACAAACCATTTTTTCTTCCCAGGCACCAATCTTACATTAAAATCGGGAGTGAATCCTTCTTCTGTCCCTGTTCTGACTACAGGGTGGACTCCTCCGGCTCCAATCAGTAACGCACTCATTAATCCAACAAGAACACCCAGAGGCCAACCAAAGACGATGGTTGTTATGACTGTGAAGAGCAACAAGAAAGCACGACCCAACAAACTATCTGCCTGTCTTCGAACATCTTTCGGTATCTTTCCAACAAAGACGATGACAAGAGTTGCAAAGGTTCCTACAAGCAACGCTACCGGACTTTCATATTTCGAGAACAAATCTCCTATTTGTTCACGGAATCCACCTTTCATCACAATGGGTGTGGGCGCAGAGGTTGCCATCCTTCTGTTGGAAAATCAAAGATTTTCTGCTAACTTTTATAATCCTTGGAAAAAGCAGAGGTAGTCGTCAGACTATGGAGTATTGTACATTGAATGAAGCCTTTCCAGATATTGGAAGTGGTCCTGCTGCTCCGGGTTGCAAAGACAACAAAGCAGGTGCCATTGCCAGAAAAGAAGAACGCAAAAAAGCCAAACGCTGTAAGGGACCGCCCCTCACATTTCTGGATCCACCCGGAGACCAACCCTTGACAGATCCCGATCGTCCGGCTCTACGCCCAAAACCTGAGACACCCCCTATGAATCCTCAAACTGGATTAATTCAGCACGCGCCTGTGGATGCTCCTCCCAGAGAAGCCTTTACTGATTTTCAGGATCCGCGCCCTGCTTCTGAGATTCTTGCCAGTTTCCGTTCCGAGCAACCTCCTGCAGACGAGGCTGTTCTCAATACAATGCCCAAGGGAATCGCAGGACCCAACAAGCAGCAGCCGAACAAACTTCCAAAGTATTTTGGTGCCAACTATGACAATGATGATATAACAGAAGGATTTACCAGTTTTACCAATATTATTGGAGATGATCCAGGATATCGTCTTGACTATGATTTTACACAACAGTTTAACGGCACAGGTCTTAACAAGGCACAAGGTTCAGAGATTTTGCCTGTGCCGTCAGTAAAGAATGTCTGGAAGCCATTGACCCCTGGAGGTGCAAACACCGCGTTTTTTGACAAGCTGCCTCTCCCGGGTGGGACTCTCCCTGTGGATCAGGTGAAGGAGGCACCCCCTTATGACAAAGAGGAGTTCTTCAAGCGTTTGGATTCCATTTACGCTCGCTTAGACGATTTAGAAATCAGACGGTCTGAAAATGCGCAAACAGAAGTGTTATTGTTTGTCATGAGTGGAATCTTTGTGTTGTTCAGTATGGATATGTTGGTAAGAAAGACAGGAAATGTTCGCGTGATGAGACGGAGATAAAAAACAATCTGATGTTGATCTTCAACAGAGAATTGATTTTTTTGGTAAGCAAGGACTATCAAATATGGTCGTCTGCTGTCTTCCCAAGTTTCAAGTTCTTCAAACTGGTCTTGAGTGTTTCGAGTTCAGCAAGACGAGCATTTAGATTTGAGTGTATAGGCGCATTAATGGGTAAGAGTGTAAGATTTTTGAATCCTGCTTCCAATGAGTTCAGAATCGCCAGTGTCGACGCTAAGGAAGAAGCAGGACCATACGCTTTTTCTAGAAGACTCGCCATTCCTGGGGGAGGAGGAGGTGTTGGGCTCTTCTTTTGACATTGGTTCGCAAGGCTCCGTATTTCAAATTCGCTTGATGAGGATCTAGGATTCGGCGTATAGGTAACAGCATAGATTCCTCCATCAGTTTCAACAAATCCATAGATAAATCCAAAATCAGTTGGTCCTCCACAGTTGACATAGTCTCCAATGCGTAACTCTTTTCCGTCTAATCCTTGTGCTGTGAGGATATCAGACATCAACTCATAGGAGACAACAGCAACAACAGGCGCCTCTTCCTCCAAACGCAGAGCACTGAATCCAGAGTTTATGCCACTAAGCACAGTGGATCGAGGATCCTCTTCTGAAACAATTTCAACTGTTCCTTTGGGGGGTGTTCCAAGATTTGTATAAAAGGCCTCTAAGCAATCTTTTTCCAGTAAAGAACTGACTTTTCGGAGGAATCGGCGAGAGTCTTCACATTCAGAACTCAGCAACAAGGATGTCTCTCGAAAACAAGAAGAATAGGTGAGGCTTGCGAGGAAGGAAGACAGTCTCCACTTATACATCTCTCCAAAGGCCTTTTTCATCAAGGTGGGTGTGAGTTGAAGAGTATTCAGGAGAAGCGCTTCATCTTTTGTAAAGGTTTCATTCAACCAATCGAGACGGATCGGATCTGACGATGTATTTGATTTGGGAACACGCACTGTGAATGTATATTCACCCAAGTCAAACGTTACAGTGTTGGAAGGCTTAGCATTCGCAGATTCTTTGTAAAATCCTGTGATTTTCTTGGGAGCACTGATTTTTGTAGGCTTTGCTGGGATCACCTCTACCTCTTCCTCTTCCTCTTCCTCTACAGGAACAACATCAACCTCTTCTTCTTCCTCTTCTTCTTCTTCTTTCTCACCCTCTTTCTTGGGTCCTGTCAAATAGGGTATTTTTTCCTTTGTAATATGGAATAAGTATAGTTTTGTATCCAGGAAGTTGAATACAATAGACTCACCCAGAACGGAGAGAGGAAAGCCAACTTCAAAATGATCACAGTCACTGTTTTTTGGACATTTGATTGTCTGCTGAGGCTTTGGAGGCCAGGATCTTGTTTCAGATTGATTCGGATTGGATAAGACTGTCACGTATTGTTCTAAAGGAGCAGGATCTGATTTGATCCCCAACTTGGGTTGAATGTAATACGATTTTGTAAAGACCTTCTTTTTTGCGAGAAGACCAACCGAGACCTTTGACTCCGCAGAAATCGGCATATCCGAACTTCTCACTACAAGCTTTTCATGAGGAAAGACCACTAGATCCGGTTCAAAGAAGGTAGGAACGTCTTTTGATTTTCCTTCCGCTTTTGCCAAGGTTGTTTTCATTGCATACGTTTGTTCCAAAATATGACACCCATTTCTCAATAACGTTGCATTGCTTGGACTTATGACAAAGACTTGCCCAGGATTCTTTTGTTTTAACTTCAGAATCTCATCGAATAAGAACACAGAGACCTCATTGGGAGTATCTGGATAGAATGCTCCTGTAAAAATGAGAATATGGTCTTTTCCTGGCAAACTGTAATTGTCAACGAGTTTGTTGAAAATCGTTTCATACACTTCTTTGTTTCCTCTGAGATTGGGGATTACCCAGAGTGTATGGGCTTTGTCATCCATAAAATGAACTTTGCGTGCTCTGTCTGTAAAATAGTTCACAGGCAAGGAGGGCTTACAATCACCATATTTGGGATACGACGTATACACCTCTCCTGCTTCAAATGCTCCCATGCTTGTGACAAGTGGAGTGCGTTTTTCAGCATTCACATACCCCATGAGCCTTCGTTGTCTGACAGAAAGATCTGTATCAAGAGCCAGAGGCACAGCATCAACAGGAAGTCCATACACTTCCAATGTATAAGCGCGAGATGCACGACTCACATTTATAGGCGCAGCAGTTTCACTAAATTCTCGTGTTTCCTCCAAGTCCGTGGCAAAGCGAAATTCTTTTGCTTTTCCACCGCCTCTGATGGGTTCTATTACCCCGGTTCCTCCTTGTAAGAGACTTGCTGATGGGTTGTAATCAGGAGGTGCCAGAGAAGACCCACCACCGCCTTGGACAGGAACAATGGGAGCTGTCCCTCCTTGTAAAAGACTCATCTCTGGATTGTATCCTGGGGTTGGCAATGCCATCTGTTGTTCGCTACGAAAAAAGTAGCCTAAGAATAGCCCGCCAAAAGAAATAGTCATGGAAGTATTAAATCCTGAGTCTGTCTTACTCCCTCGTCTTGAGGAACAACCCACCCGCCGGAGAAAAATCCATTGCAAACAAGAACTGATTGTGAATTCTCTTCAACGATTCTATGCTGGTCGTAATGATATTGATGAGATTGTTCAAATGCTTCAGGGAACCTCTGATATTAGTTTACGCGTGATCGATTGGTTTGTCACAAACTTTGCTCGAAGCCACAATACCTCTTATATTCTGAATGACCAAGAGTTTCTCGTCTATCGTGATTATAAATCGCAGCTGAAGGCGTATAGCAAGAAGCTGTTTGATCCATTTTGCAGGCGAGAGCGTATCTATTTCCAGGTTCCCAATCATGCACCTTTTTTGACGACTGTCGCCAAGTTGAACTTTTTCCGCTGGGCGATTGAAAAAGGAATTTTATCGTTTATTCGCGAGCATCAAGAAGTGATTGAAAAGGAAATGAACCTGTCTATGAAGGAGCTGGCGAAACTGCGTTCGTCTACAACACCCTCAACCGGAAGTAGCACTTCGACTACCAATACAAATACCACGACGAGCACAAAGTCGTCTACTCGTCGTCGTCTTGTGAATAAGGAGTCAGCTGCTATCAAGGTCATGCAGAAGCACGAGATCTCAATGGAGATGAAGTTTGACTAGTTTACCAGATCTATTGATGATATTGGCGTATGATATGGTATAATACATCAATATAGTTTTGCTTATCAACAATAATATCTGTCCCATTGTAGTTATTCTCACATTCGTTTGGCAAAGGCTCTCTTACATTTATAAACTTGTTATACTGGAGTCTATTTTTCAATCCAATATCAATATAAAATCCTCTCTCTGCTTTCCAAGAGGGATGTTGGATTTCTACAACCGAGGTTCCAGGTTCACAGAAAATCAACCAAGCAAGTCCTGCTCCATGAACGCCTGTTATTATTTCTGAACTACGAAACAGTTTGATTTGTTGTTCAAAAGTGAGGGTGTCCAAGTTGTAAGAACTGAAGCCTGCCTCTTTTAACAAAGGAAGAAGTTCATCTTCATTCAAACATCGGCGATTTGAAATATCACGCTTATTTCTCGAAATATACGTATACTTTCCTTTTTCTTGTTTCACAGAGCTCCAAATCTCTTTGAACAAATCTCTTACATACTCATAAATCCAAGGTTCCTCAATGCGATCAGAATACCAATTACAACCTGGCATTTCAATGTATTCGTAACCAGGAGTTATCTCTGTCTCTCGGATAAAGCGTTTTGGAAGATGCTTGAAAGCTGATTCAATGAGATACGTTTTGTTTGTGCTGCTGTAGTAAAACACAATGTCTCCACCGTTGTCAAAAAAATAAAATCGTGCAAGCATGAAGAAAAACAAGTGGTATGGGTTTGTATCAGCAGCATTTCCTAGCATAATCTTCTTGGGCAATGTATGGGATGTATATGCGATCTCATGAAGAAAGTTTCTTTCTGTAACTTTCGAGGTTATGAGATTGTGAAGCACTTCGGGTTGAATATACGTTTTTTCAACGTCTGGACGAACGTAAGGCCACATTGTTTGAATACCACAAAAGAAAGTGAACTAGAATCCGCAATCTAGTCTTTTAACACTTCATAGACAATATTGCTAACTCCTTCCTTCTTCTTGGAAAAGCGGACAACATCGTAGCCTATCTTTTCAATGGCAGTTCCATGTGTAAACTCGAACACATCTGAGATTGTATTCGCAAGGTAGACACCTTGGTGCTTCAAACAACGGAATAGAGAACGCAAAAAGGTATTGGAATGAATAAAAGGAGGGGAATCTTGTTCCGTAAACAAGTCATTCAGAATCAGATCAAAACTCTCTCCATTTGCTTTTTCTAAGAAGACTCGTGCATCTCCTTCAAAATAGCTAACACGTCCTTCAAACTCCTTCAAAATGGATTTCTTCATAACATAAATACTTTCCCAATCAATATCGACACATGTGACATGAGCATTTGGATAGGCACTCAGTAACTCATAAGGAACTGCACCCATGGCCGATCCAAGGCATAGGATAGTAATAGCTTCCTGCTTGTCAGGAAAATGATAATAGATTCTCTCACACAGTTTGCGCGCATACCAATGTGTCGCTCTCTTTGTTTTGATATCTAGACGACTGTATTCTGTTCCGGATAAGCGTGTGATTGCGACAATCTGTGTGCCTTCGCGTTGAATGTAAAACTCTTTTCCCTCATACAGGATTTTTTGGGGTTCACTCATTTGCTATCTTGACGAAATGTTTTTTCCATCACATTCATCTGTGGCTTCAAGTTCTCATAGGCATTTAATGTATTGAGATTTTGCTTCTTCACCCAATCTTCAGGTTCCCATGTGTTGGTAAAACTGCGGGCCAGCAACTGTTTGGATTCTTTGATTCCTCTGTCAAACCGATCCTCATAAATCGCAGATCGCACTTCACGAATCGCATTGCGAGGATCAAACACAGGCGCATATCCATCAAAATAGGGATTCTGAGAGAAACTGTCCTGACCGGCTTTCATAGGTCTACTTTGTAAATACTGTTTTGTATCTTTTTTGCGACTATCTATGGGATTCATATCATTGAGAATCTTGGGTCCATTGAGATCAGGACGATCATTTTGAAGATACGGTCCGTCTGTCTGCCAATGTTCAAACTGACGAATGTTCGCTGCATCACGCGTAGACATCTCGCGTCGGGAGCGAATATTCATGGATAAAAAACTCATTTCAGGAGTATAGGTCGCAGGAATCGGTTCCATATCTAAACTCTTCTCTCTTTGTATGAAAAGAAATGAAAGTCTTGCCGTTTATCCTCAACCAAAAACAGGGACACCTTGCTATGACAAATCTCTCTCTGTTTTTAGCTCACGGGGGGAGATCCTTCTGGCAAACAGAGGAACCAGTCACAAAGAAGACGTTGGAAGACGAGTATCTTCTTCCAAATGGGTTAATTCCAAAACGTATCGTTGAGACCAAAGAACTCATCTATGTATGGATTGATGTAGAAAAAACAAAGGTGAGTGATTTTTATGGGTGGGACGAAGCCTATAAACACCCACAAAAGCCTGAATGCTGGCGATCCTTCTATTTTTTTGAAGATTCATCAGGATCACCCTGGTTTTCTCCAGGCTCACAACCTGAAGCAGAACTTGAGGGGAAATCGATTCAAGTTTATTACGAGGAGATCTTAAGACTTACTAAGGAGTAAGAGTATATGAGCAGCTTTCTAAGAAACAAAACGTTGAAGAAGGCGCATGACTTGAGTGGTGAAATGATGAGTGAGATCTTTCGCCGAACAGTTGAAAATCAGGACTCTCTTGTCAAGTTTCTTGATCAGGAAGCAGGTGGCGCCTACAAGAGACAATGGCACAAGTTGGAACGAGGTCTTCGTTTGAATCGGTTACGGAAGTTTAGTGAAGAGGAAGCGAAGCGTTTAAACTTGAGCGATGGAGAAAAACAGAATCTTTATTCTTTACTTGTGAAGAGTTTAGAGAAGAAACTCTTGAATAGTAAAACCGCTGTGATTTATGATTCAGAGAAGGAAATGATTACAGAAATCAAAGGCCTTGTGATGCATCGAAATGCGGAAGGTCTCATGCTCTTCCAGTTGATTGACAAACAAAAAGCAGTCACATTTCGGAGAAAGAAAACGATAGAGGAGCCTGTCTAAGTTAAAATCGATGTCAATGAGGTTGTCTTCACAAGAGAAAACTGATTTGGTTTGTGAATGATCATGTAATGAAGCATTACAGCATCATCACCAATAAAACCTCCTGTTTTAAGTTTTTCAACCATCACTGTATCATACAGTTTGTGAAAGTCATTCCATGCTCGCCCAGGCCCAATCAAAATTCCATTCTCTACTCGCTGTTTTCCTCTAAAATAACTCGACGCAATATCGTCTGCTGTGAAGGCTTCAGGATTCGCAACAAGAAGTCTATCCACGGGAATCCGAGGAGTTGGATTCAAAGAATCAATCTTCGCAATGGACGAAAGGTGTGAAGGGTGAACCCAGACAAAATCAGTGGATCCAAATGGATTGAGTTCTACAGCCTTTTTCATAAACTCTTTGCGCTCAAACATATACTGAAGATCCTCCGCTGTTCTTCCCAACCGAATCTCAGGATCTTGTTTCACCTGTTGCGTCCAAAATCCAGACACCATTTTGGTAGTGGAGATCCACTCATTTCGCTCCAGCACAACAACACGCGTTAGAGTCTCCATTCCTTCGCGAGCAGCAGCAATGGTATCAGCCAACTTGGATTCTGTGAAAATCAGAGTCGGCCAAGGCATCTCTCGAAGAGCGTCTGTCAGACCGGGCGTAAGTTCATACAGAGCGGAGACAAACATAAGTTTCGGAGTTCGAGTTGCAAAGGTTCCTTCATTCTGCAAAAAATAAGAAGAGGGCGTGGGTGCTACTTTCTTCTTGGGTATGCTTGATGCGATCCACGATGTCATTTCTATAGAAGCATCAGTGAGCTCCACCTAAGAAAAAACCGCGGAGGTAGAATAGAACGAAAAAGTTGAGTTGTCAAAATGTTGTCCAACTTTCAAGAAATGCTGAAACCTGTTCTCGATACAATTCACTCGACAGAATCCTTTCTTCCGTTGGGAGATCATTCCCTGCTTCAAAAAGCATGGAATGAAGAACATAGAACTCTCTTGGAGACAACCATTCGGGAAATCACGCAAAAGGAGGAGCCCATGGAAAAAGCCGAAAAGATCCTTGATCTTACAGCCGATGCGATGAGTCTCTTTCTCAAACACGCAGGCAACCCAAATTGGCAGTCAATGACTGTTGAACAACGAAAGGCGAAGATTGCACATCTTAAGACAGTTCCTCAGATTGAACAACGAACAGCGGCTTGGTATGAACATTATTCACACGTTCTTACAGCAAGTGAGTTCTCCACTCTCTTTGGATCGCAAAAGGCCAGGCGCTCTCTAATCCTCAGCAAGGCGTTTCCAAAGAAGGAAGAGCGGGGCTCGTATCGTCTGGCTTGCCCTACAGAAGAAATGAATGCGATGGGGTGGGGCATTCGATTTGAACCGATTATTAAACTGATTCTGGAGCAGAAATACAAGTGTAAAATCTATGAGGCAGGTCGCATTACTCACATGAACAACGGAACTCTCGCAGCATCGCCTGATGGGATTCTTGAGGAGGCTCCGGAACCGAACCAGATTGGCAGACTCATTGAAATCAAGTGTCCTTACACGAGAGCAATCGGAGGCGAGATTCCTTATGAATATTGGGTGCAGATGCAGATTCAGATGGAAGTCTGTGATCTTGATGAATGTGAGTATCTGGAAGCTGAGATTCTCTCTCCTCGCCAAGGTGTAGAAACTGTGGATCTAAGTGGCTGTCGAATCCAAGGGAGTATCTATTTGCTGAAGCAAAAGGTGGAAGACGGACAGCCCTTTCACTACAAGTATATGTATGGAGACATTGGGTCGACAAAGTGCTCTTCTATCCCCGAAGGATACAAGGTGGAAGAGACGATTCCTTGGGGTCTGAAACAGTGGTATCGGAAGGTTGTTTCTCGTGATAGGGGGTGGTATAATGCCACTGTCATTTGGCAACAGGCATTTTGGTCAGATGTGCGTTTGGCAAAGGAGGGAAAACCTTACTCTGCACAGGACGTTGATTCTGAAACAAAATCAGAAAAGTGTCTCATTTCAGACGATTAAGCAACTGAGAAAATGTGACGTGTCCTGTTTCTAACGATCGCAAGTGTTTCCTCACAAGGTTTTTGAGTTGGAGTTGTCTGCGAAAGACACGTTGAAACTGTAAAAATCTCCAGGTCAAATCTTGTTTTTGAAAGTGATGATCAACAAGAGTTTCCCTGTAAATCCGAAAGTGTTGGATTCCTTCCAACCTGTAAAAAAGAGGTGATATGCCTTGCGCAAAGATATACCACTTCTTTTTATCTTCTTTTAATCGTAACTCAAGCATGTAGTGTTTGTGTTCCATGAACTTCTAGTTCAAAGACAACATCTTTATTTGGATAATTTCCATAGATCTCTGCGCATCTTACAGGGGAATCTTTGCCAAGTCGATACTCCTCTGGAAATCGGTTCCAAAGAAGTTTGTTTTCTTTGTAAGACAAATACTCACGATTGGCCATCTTTGTAGTCCCAAGACTGTAAATCACATGATCCCAATCAGCCTCATCTGTTTTTGCACCCTGGCCGTGATCATGATAATGGAGAGTTGGAACAAAGAGCTTCCCACTTGACAGGAGACTGTGGGAATAACAGAGAGGTTCATAGATTTGTTTCCCCTCTTTCAGTTTGCAAACAAGATACCCAAACTCACTTGTGTAATGCTTTGCAAAGAAGGGGAGAATATCATCAGGTAGATCAAAGACGGTGGGATTCACACGCTTCAAATCATCTAGACTCTGTGCAATGCTCACAAGGTAAGAGCCGTGTGAAATGACAGGAAGGGCTTCAAACGATCGAGAAAGAGAGGCACACGCGGCTACTTCATAGATTCCCCAGGAGCGACTAGGAGGTTGGAAGACACTCTTTTTCAGATCCTCGAACAGGGCTTTGTATTTGATCTTGTGGAGTTGAAGACTCTGGGAACCAGGAAAGGGTAGAATCATAAGATTTTCCTCTTTGGAATCAACATCATTCTTGTAAAAGGTCATTTGTCGCTTTCGATCCACAGACGGAAGAACAAAGAGTTTTGTAGAGGAGATTGAAATCACAGGAAAGGGAACAATACACATTCTCTATGAATCTGGATTGTTGTCTTTGGATCCTTCAAATTTTATTCACCGATTTGTTTACTGAGAGGATCAGTTTTATAAAAGGACATGGTAAACTCGTGAAGAGGTCCTGTGCAGTTATCAGGATAGCCTCTCTTGTAGTTATTGGTGCGCTGCAAATAGTTGCCTGTCAGATTGGTTCTCGCTTCAAAATCTGTTTCATTGCAGCAACCTGCTCTCAAACAACCAATCGTATCACGAGGAGCATTCTGTAACACATCGCTCAACAAATGGTAGGGCTTGCGAGGCTGTGTCAGAGACGCAGGACCAGGACCTGAGTCAGAACCGACTTCTGACTTTCCTTGGACTTGGAAGTCAGCAAATCCCTCGTCTTCACCCTTTTTCTTTAAAATGGAGGCAGGTTCTAGCATAGAGGCCGCAGGACCTTGCAACCCCAGGTCCGAGGAGGCAGGACCTTCTGTGTGTCCGCCGATGGCCTCTCCCCCGCGGAATCCCTCGTAGTCAGCAGGAGAATACGTGGTGGCCGCAGGACCGGCTGTTCTCCCACCAATGGCTTCTCCACCACGGAAGCCTGAAATAGCTTTGCTTCTCAGAACCGCCAGTAAAAAGACTATCAGGAAAAAGAATCCAAGTGTGTTCAAGATTCTGTTGCTCATTCTGTAGTTGAGGGAGATTTATAGTGCGTAGCGGTTCGTGTAGGCCCGAGCATTGGATTCATAGAGGGCCTTGTTCTTCTTGTAAAGATCCGCAATCTCTGGAACAAACGGATCATCAGGATTAGGATCCGTGAGAAGACTGGTCACGCTGAGAAGAACCTTGCTGATTGTCAGCGCGGGAGACCATTGCTGCTTGAGAATGTCTAGACAAATCAGACCGGACGCATTAATATTGGGGTGATAAATCTTGGTGATAAACTGGAGCTTAGGAGGCTTGAAAGGATAATCCACCGGAAAGAGGATTTCAAGCTTGAAGACACCTCCTGAATAAGGACTGTCTGCAGGACCAAGAATGACTCCTTCCCAGCGGAAGAGGTCCTCGCCCTTTGGGCCAGCACTGCAGTTGGAGGGAGGATCCTGCTGAAGATCCTTGAGTTCTTTCTGAATACGCCGTAATGCCATGTCTACTTCTTTTGTCTAGAAGAGAGGAAGTTTGAAAATTCAAATTTTTTACCCTGCTCATGTAGAATGGTTAGTGCTCTTTCCTTATTAGGTGAGTTCCTTGGAACCTTTTTGCTGGTCTTGTCGATCATCGCCTCAGGTGGAAATCCTTGGGTGATCGGCGGCACACTCGCTCTTGTTGTTCTTCTCATTGGCAACTTGTCAGGCGCTCACGTGAACCCTGCTGTTTCTCTAGCAATGTATGTCAAGGGCGCCTTGTCCACACAGGAGTTGGTGAGCTATGCTGTGGTCCAACTCTTGGGTGCTACGGCGTCAGTTTACGCTTTCCAAGCTTTTGCTTGAAAAGCCTTTGCTTGAAAAGGCTTTTGCTTACGTATACCGAACTGCCAACACAGCAGCCAGTCCTAAGACAATCGCCACTGTAAGCAATGTATTTGATCTGTCATCTTCATAATCAGAAAATCCTTCCGCCCTGATCATGGGTTTATTACAGTCTCTGTCGGTATGATTTGCGATTCGCGAACCATCCGGGCAAAACTCCTTGACATCATTTTCTTTCTGCCATTCCTCTTGCGTCATCCACCGATCAAACACCCATCGGGTTTGTGTCGGTCTACCCCCCACAGTTTGTATATCTCCCGGAAACAAAGGACGAATCCATTCTTTGTTCTCAGTGCTTCGCAGTCTACCAAACGCGTCACCCACAGGCATACGAACCTGTTTACACTTCGCATACCCTGAACCAAAGAGAGTATTCAACACAGGCATAGGATTCAAAGCGGCCTGGGCGTCTTCCATCATTCCAGGGGCCAGACCCTTCAACTCAGGCATTCCCAGATTTCGCATCGCATCACGCACTCTCTTTCCCATTACAGTTCCTTCAGGAATCCCATTCATATAGACCCACATATCGGCACCATTGCTACATTTGGTCATTGTTCTCATGTAATAGTTGACACCCATAGGGAACGGTTTCCTTCCCATACTTTGCGTCAAAGGATTGCTCGGACCTCCAAATCCAATCATATCGGAGTAGTAAGCAACTCCTTTGATAGAATCAAAGACAGACGAAAGGGAATCTCCCGCTCTTACACCCACTTCATTGGGGAGTGGAAGTTCATCAGCATAACTGTAATCGGGTCCTGTAAAGTCGGCTTGAGCCGGCAATACAGGCAAAATCGATTGTCCTGTATTGTTTCCGAGTTTTTTAGGATCTTGGGTCGCCATATCTAAACCATTTTGGCATAAAAAACCTAGTGAAATGGTTCAAGCCCTTACAGTGGCAATTCCCACGATGAGACGGTTTGCGTTCCTTGAAAAGACAATCCCTGCGTATCTCGACAACCCTCTGATTACAGCTGTTGTTGTCTGTGATGAAACCGGAGAGGACATTCAACAGATAGAACAAAGAGGGTGGGGAAAACACCCGAAGTTGAGACTTCACAGGAATCCAAAGAAACTCGGCATGTATTACAACAAACGCAAATGTCTAGAAGTCTCTCCTACCGATTGGGTAGCCGTGCTCGATTCTGACAATATTTTTCCTGAAGCCTTCTTTGAAACCCTCTTTGAAGTCTGGGGCGACGAAGGTATCGATCGGAAAACCATTTATGCGTCAGGACAGATTGTTCGTGTCTTTCAAAAGACAGGAGAGTCTGAACAGAGAGGAAAAGCTTTTTCAGGTATGAAGATTTCCAACCAGAACTGGAATACATGCTTACGAACACCCGAATGGAACTTTGTTCTGAATGATGGAAACTGGATCGGTCATAAATCTCTCTTGGACGTCTGGCCGACAGACATCAAGGAGGAACAAATCAGAGCCACCGATTCTCTTCGGATTGTTCGGAACTTCATTCTGGGTGGCTATACGTATTGTATTGTTCCTGAACTCCGCTACATTCACACTGTCCATGATGATAGCGAATGGATCAAGACTGAAGCAGAGAGCAGTTATTTGCTGGCCACAACGGAGTGGCGCATTTAAGTCTGCGTCTAAAAATTTGAATTCAAAAGAGCCTAGAAAGGTAGGCTAACCATGACAACCTTGATGTTCCCTGGCATTCAAAAGAAGAATCTTTGTCCCGTGACATGGACGGAAGAGGAGTTGGAATGGTTTGGAAAACAGCCTCCCAAACCGGAAGACACTACATGTAGTCAGTGCAAAGCCAATCTAGAAGAACAAGAGCATGAAGACACCCTAATTTGTTCAAACTGCGGAACGGTGCTTGAACGAATTATTGATTCCACTGCTGAATATCGTTTCTTTGGTGCCGACGACCGCTCAGGGATTGATCCCTGTCGTGTGGGTGCGCCTGTGGACAAGCGCTTTCCTGCTTCCACCCTTGGAACGATCATTCTTTCAAGAGCACAAGGTGGTTCTGTTTCTGCGAGCAAAGCCATGTCTCGCATTCGGCGCTATCACACCTGGAATATGATCCCGTATAAAGAAAGATCGCTCCTTCAAGTCTTTGAACAGTTTGCTCTGACAGCCACCAACTTCGGCATCAATGGAAAAGCGATTGATACAGCAAAAGAACTTTACATTCAACTTGTGGAACATTGTGATCGCAGAGGCATGTCCCGGAACTGCGTTGTCGCAAGTTCTATCTATGCTGCTCTGAAATCTGTTGGAGAACCGAGAAAGCCAAAGGAAATTGCGGATATGTTTCACCTGACGACAGCCCAGTTTACCAAGTCGTATAAATACTTCCAGGAAGTCCTGGCTCTGGCCAAGCAACGTGGTCTCATCACAGATACACTTGCTCCGGCCAGTCAGGCCTCTACAAGAGCCTCCGATTACATCACTCACCCACTCAGCAAACTTCCTGTGGAGCGCAAACATTATATGGACATTCAGTTTACAGCAATCCAAGTTGCAAATAAGGCAGAGGACATACTTGTGAGTCCTGAGAATATGCCTCCTAGTCTGGCAGCAGGTGTTCTGGCCTTTGTTCTCGCACGCATGGGCTACGCAGAGATCCCTCTCAATCGTATTGCGAGTGTCTGCAATGTCAGTGAAGGAACTCTGAGCAAGTGTCTGAAGCGCTTGGAGACTGCTGAAGAGGATCTGTGGAAAAGTTCTTAAGAGAGGATAGAATGGGACAGGTAAGCTCCTCAGCACTTCCCTCAAAGGAGGAAATTTTACGCAAAACAAGAGGTGGGCGAGACATTGTCAATATGGTCTTTGATTACATGGTTCGGAAAACGACTCTGAGAGAGTTGTATGCTCTGGCCAATCCTGATGAATGTAAGAAGTATATCTTTTTAACGGCCGATGCTCTCGATGTAATGTTTCGACGGATTGATTTGGAACCTAGAGAGAAGGACAGAGGTAGAATCTATTTCCAGAAGGTGGAGGAGTTAACAAAGCCTCATACGAGCGATGATCCTCGAGGCAAACAGAGAAAGGTGATTTGCTTGAAACTTGCTTTCTTGTATATTCGCATCTTCCAAATCTTTGCGTCTTTGGCGTTGAGTGTCTTGGACGTGGAAACCGAAACAGATGTGAAGTTTTATGAAGAACTCCAACGACTGAGAGGGTTTGAGGAGGACGTGCCTCTCTTTGGCAAACGTCCTTTGAGAGGTGGTGCCGACACACGGATTGACTCCTCTTGGCCCACCGATTTAGAACCCCTGAAGCCTTATTTACAACCCATCGAAGGATTTTCACAGTATTATCGTATGGGATCTCTCTATATCGCCACAGGCCCTTCTATCAATGGAAAGAAGACTGTGATTTATGAGTTTTCCATGCCCAAGAAGCGTGTTACGCAACGTGTGGAAGGAAAGATCTCTGTTACGTCTTACAACATTAACACATATGTCTTGCGTTTGACAGAG